CATGAGTGAATTGAGCTCTGAAATATGGAATGAAGGCATCTAGTGTGACATCAATATCTGTCCAATCAGAATTGTTTAACAGAACATCATGAGCTTCACCCTCTTGTTCCAGAAATTTATAATAATATTCCAGAAATGTTACAAACTGCGGGTATTCCACCCGCACAAATTCCGGGATTTGCCCGGAAATCAGATGATGTAACTTTCTCTTGATAGTCATTACTGTTGTGTGAATGGACGACAGCTAATGAGTAATCCAGGTGCGATACCTGCAGCGGAATTATTTTCGCTGTCATCTAGGGTGATGATGGTGTTCTTGGCTGCTCTAGCTGCCACAGCAAATGCTTCCACATCAGATGTTCTCACAGTACCACTAGTGATGTTCTGATACAGCGGTTGTGGACGCAAACTTAAATGTAATGTGTTTACATTTCCAAGATATTCTGTAACAATCACATTGTTCAACCGAATGATACCACCATCATAATGCACAGTGCCGACTGTGGCTACAGGAGTGTTGGTGTCTCGGTCAATGAATTTAATGGTTCCATGTCCTGTGTCACTTTGCACAGCATCATCACTGAAGTCTTGTAGGTAACCGTTGTATTGTAATCCATTGATGGAGGTGATGAAATTGCTGCTACGAACAGTTTCTGGATCAATGGCTGTCAGATAGTTCAATATGGCAGTGTATCCACTTGTGGAACTGATACCCACAGCAATTCTTTTTTGTAAACGCATCTTGAACAATGAGCTAACCACAGAAGTGTTCAGCAATTTCACACGTTCACTGACCCGTGACAGGAAAAAGGTTTTGCTCAACGTACCCAGTTCTTCATCAAAATAATCTTGAATTTCTGCTTCCACCAACACAGACAAGTCTGAAGCTTTCAAGTTGGTCATCTTGGGGTTGTAGTTCACAACACCTTCCAACCCTAGATACAAATAATCTGGATCCACAAATTCATGTTTGATGCTCATCACACTACGAGGACGAAGCACAGTTTCTTTCACAAAGTTCTTGTCAGCTTCTGTCAACACAGAGCCAGAGATGGGATCAATGGAAATATACACGGTGCCATACACAGGAGGACTATTTTCTTCTCCACCCCATACTGTGACTTCCCTGGCTTTGGTAAGATTTTGTTTGATAAGTGTGCGATAATCTTCTGTAGTGATGGCACGATTTCTGTTGGCATTGAACTTAGGAGCATTGAAACGAACACTGTCAATGCTTTCTGAAGCTGCACCGCCGGCAGCAGGAGACACAATGGTGATGTTCACACCTGTTTCACCATCAATATCACCCACCAATGTGAAGGTTCTAGCGCCGTTGGCAGCTGCTCCCTCAGACACAATGTAGGAGATAGTGACAATATTACCTGCCAACAAAGCAGCACCTACATTGTCATCACCGAACACCACTTGATATTGTCCTTGATTGTTTTCTTCCACCCAGAACACTTTGCTAGTGGATGTGATGTCCACAATGCTAGAGGTCTTGGTCCAGGTGCTGCTGGACAAATTGGATGAGGACACTTGCACATCCACTTCAATTGTAGTGGTGTCCACATTGTTGTTAGGAATGATTAATGGACCTGATGTGTTGTCAGCTCCAATCAGAAAAGAATTGCTTAAACGAATGCCTTCAATTAGCTCCACGTTGGTGAACACAAACTCATTGTTGCCATCCACTGTGGCTGTTTGAGATTCATTCACGTTGAATGTGAATGAAGTGTTGTTGATGGTGGCATTAAACTTCACACTAGGCGTGATGGACAATGTGGAACCAGATGTGACATCTTTGGTCACTGTAAGATTGACTTGTGCTTTGGCAGATGTTGTGGATCTGGGTGAATACCCTAACATCTTAGCCAAAGACACCACAGAACTTCTTTTGATGGCTGTGTCAATGAACATTTCATTGGCTTGAAGATTTGCCAACACAGCGTTGTAATGTGTGTTGTATGCCAACACATCCAGCAACAAACTTAAAGCAGAACCAGTGAAGTCATAATCGGTGAATTCAGGTTGAGCTGCCAGATAAGTTCGTAGATTGGCTTTAATGGTATCAAAATCTAGTTCTGTGACATTAAGTTCTGCCATTATCGTAATCTCTCTAATGTCACGGTGAGTGACGTGGGTTGATTGATGCCTAGTACTGTGAAATAGATGGACACTTCATATGAATTATCATCATAGTTAGGAACCACATCAACACCTTCTAGCAGAACTCTGGGTTCATATGTTTCAATGGTGTTTTCAATGCTACGCTTCAACACTTCTGTGGTGATAGGATCAATGGGTTCAAACAACAATCCATAGATTTTAGACCCCACATCAGGTTGAAATAATCTTTCACCGATGTTTGTGAACAGTAACAATTTCAAGGATTGTTTGATGGCATTATTATCAATCTTCTTCAACACATCCTGAGTCTCAGGGTGTGCTGTGAACGTGACATCTAAATCCTTGTAAAGTTTGTTTGGTGTTAGAATGGCCATTTTTATTGAATATTTATATGGTTACGTTAAACGTTTCCTAGATTCAACAGAGCTCCACGACCGCCAGTGGCGTACTTGTGATTCATGAACGTGCCAAAAGTACGTCTGTTGCCATTTCTGTTGAATGTGATGTGAATCCACGGATTTTTTGTGCCTGTGGTCTTATATTCCAACAACAACTGGTCAAATGGAATGTTGTTTTTGATCCAGGAGGCAATGTCCATGTATCCTAGTTTGCCGACACCTGTGAACTGCATGTCCGCAGCTTGTCCGTACAAGTGTTGAGAATTCAAAGCACCGCCTTCTGGGATGAAGTCACGGAACCCACTGCTGATGACCATGTTGGGATATTGTTTCTTGATGGGGTCCAGACATTGTTGAGCCAAGGCCTTCATGTTGCAAGCCATGTCATACACAGTGTTTCCATTGAAGGCACGAATTCTGGATTGAGAAGCCGCAGCATTACAGATGTTTCCAATGGTGAAGAAGTTGGAAATCTTGATGGAATTGGTGATTTCTTGTTGATTGGTGATGTCTGCACACCCAGGAATAGTCTGGGGCTTCACTGGCGCAGGTGTGATGTCTGTGGCTGTGGCAGCGGGCTGAGGTTGATTCAACTCCAGTTCTGTGATGACACCATCAGCAATGGCTTGGTCTTGCAAACGTTTGATGACCGCAGCATTTTGTTCAAAGTTTTCACCCAACATATCCAGTGTGAATGTCAACACTTCTTCACGGGTGGGAACTAACAGTTCAGGGAAGGTGGGGAGTTCTGGTGTTTTGGCATCTACAGGTGTCAAATCACGAACCGTGATACTGGATGAAGGTTGCACAGGTGTAGGCGGTGTCACAGACAAGGCACCTTTGAAGGTACCTTGAAAAATGTTGCCTTCTGTGATGGGGCTACCAATGCTAGTTTTTGTGGTGCCACCCAGATTCATTGTGCTGCCTGCCTTCAGTTTCATCACACCAGAAGATTCCAGTTCCACAGTTTCAGACTTGGCTTTGATGCTAGTTTTAGCGTTCACACTGACATCTTCACCCACATACATGGTGAAGGCTTCACCTGAAGCAATATCAATTTTGCCAGCCACGTTCAACTCATAATCACCATGCACATTGGTTGTCATGTCACCATCAACTTGTAGATTGCAATTGTTTTTCACATAGATGTTGCAATTGCCTTCCACTGTGATGTTGGCATCACCCTTAATCAAGATGCTGTTGTGACGAAGAAACACTTCATAGTTGTCACCCACCACACGACGAATCATGGTGCCATTTCTGTCTACATCTATGTGAGTGCCAGCCTTGTGATACATGGTCAATCGTTCATTGTCTTTGGTGTCATCAATTTCAATGATGTGACCTGATTCTGACTCAAACACATGATTGAATGGATAAGTGGCGTTGTAGGCTGTCATGGGCTGGTCCCAGGTACCCTCAATGGCCTTTTCCACACCCTTCACACGTGCATCATCTTTCACCTTGATGATGGTTTCATTCAACTTCTGATTTCTAGCCAATCTATTAGTATCAGGTTCACTGTTTTCCAGGTAACTGGTGCGAGGGTACACCTTTTCTGGATCCTGAAAGCCATGATTGGTTTTGTTTTGTAATTGATTGTAATATGACTTGCCAGGAATACCTGCCATGGTGCCTATCATGATGGGTTCTTGGCAATCTTCTCCATCACGAAAATAACCTGTTACCCAAGTGCCTTCCACAGGACCCACAGGAGTATGACCGATGCCGGACATGGCAGCAGATGTGATGGGTTGCAAAGGATATGCCCAAGGCAAATCATCTGTGGGAAGTTCAGCCTTGTCTGAGGTATGATACCCTACAATGCGAACTTTACAACGACCTAAGAACATTGGGTCGTTTCTGTCCTCCACAACACCTACCCACCAATAGAATCCATTTCCGTATAAGTTTTCCATGTTATTCCAAAGGTTTTTTGAATGAGTCTTTCATGATTTCCAGAATCATTTCATGTTTGTTCATGGTGAATTGATGACGAATGCTGGTGATGAGATATCTACCTGACAAGTAGGGATCCAACAAGTCTGTGAAATTTTTACCGTCACCTTTAGCCAGTGATTTAGGTATCAACACATCAATCACTTTACCCACTTCAATATCAGTTCTGCCTGGCACTTCAATACTTATGCGCAAATTGCTGGCTTCATACATCAAACTGTTTCTTCTAGCCACCCAGGTTTCATACATGGGATCTTTATTTTCCGTGAACATATTGTATTGTTTAGTTCTGACACGACGGAACATATCAGGATTTCTAGGAAGATTCTTTGGAAACAGTTGCGAGTTACCACTGTGAAGGGTGTTCACTTTCTTGTGATATTCATACTGGTCATGTGCATATTCATTGTATTGTTTCAATGCCACATCATGTGTAATCAAACGGCTGGAATAATATCCATAATCCTGCCCTCGAAACACATCCATGAAAGTCAAGGCACTAATTCTGGTGATATTTTTGTATTGTGATTGGAAATCTTTGTAGTCACCTGTGTTGCCGGTGGGGATGTAAGAATAGGTTTCAAATACATTTTTTCCAGCACGTTGTATCAAGCCTTCAATACTAGTCAGATAGAAGTTTTTGTTACCTTCAAAAAACAACACATTGGGAGCATTCTTATAGCTTCTGGTACACACCCAATTAATCAATTTCAAAGGCGACCAATAAGGTGAAACCACAGACAAACTGGACGTATGTGAATCTGTGACTACTAAAGGTTTCTTGTCTTTAAGATAATCATCAAACACCTTTTTCACAATAACATTTGTTTGACCAGAAAACTTTTTGCTCACACGAATCACATTGTCTGACAAAGCTTCTGTGGAAATGAAACTTAAAGTGTAAGCTTGTTCTTTTTCACCCAACATTCGTTCATTTACTGAAGTGATGTAAAAGGTTCTTTTGATTTTCTGTTGACGAAAGCCAGGTGAACGAAATGACAATTTCAATTGTTCCACACCAGAAATAGGAAGCTGTGTGATAAAACTGGCAGCATCTTGCACCACCAAGTATCCTGTCATGATGTTGGAAAAGATGTCCTCATGAAGCACGGTTTGTAGAACTAAAGGTTTAATGTTGATGTTTTTTCCACGAGAAGTAATAATAATTTCTTCTGTGATGACTTCACCAACATCTTTGATTAATTCATTGTTTTCATCTTGTGCCATTATGCACCACTAATTAAAGTGTCAAACTCAGAAATGATAGTAGAAAGAAATGGAGTGTTCACAACTTTCACAATTCGTTTTTCATCATTCAAGGCCACTTCATGTTCATAATTACTGACGGGATTAGTGGAGGCAGAATATCCTTCATCTACAATGTATCCCAGTTCATCATCAAAATAATGATGTACACCTTCCTCAGGATCTGTAACTGAGGAGATGGTAAGATTAGAAGCACCTGTTCTGATATTGGTGAGTGTGGATGATGTTGTGAGCAATGTTTTGCCAACTTGTGAACGAAGATGCACAGTGTTACCTGTCTTGGAGGTTACTGTGAATGAACCGCCGTTACTGGATGTGATGACATCATCCACAAGATATGCTGCACCAGAAGGCACAGTCAACACAAAGTCATATTTCAAATACACCAGGTCAGTAACTTTACTATCAGTAATAGGCCATTCTTCTCTGGGATTGGTGATGTCATTCACTAAAAGAATCACCCAGTGATTGGCAGGTGTCCCATACAACTTGTTGCTCACCATTTCAGGTGTTTCTCCGTCCAACACGAAATAATCTTCCAGCACCACGGAGTTTTCTCGAAACTTGTCTGAGATGGCTACACGACGAAGAAAATCTGTGATGATGGTGGACTTGCCATTACTGGTTACAACAGTAGTTGGGAATTTGGAAAAATATTTCATTAATAACCAGCCTCTATGCGTGCACGTGTAAGCAATTCCAGTTCTGTGAACGCCAATGACATATTGATTTCTGCAGGTGCACCATCGGTATCCTTGAATGTCATGAAATCTGAACCGCCGTAATCCACTTTCATGTTGGTCAAAGCGCAGCTGCTTATTCTATACAAATTTTTGTTATGTCCATTTTCTCGATACTGATATTCAATGTTGAATTCAGCGGGATAACCCATGAAGAACTTGTCTGGACTCAATGTAGGATGCATGTACAATTTGAATGTCTTTATGATTTTTTGCACTTGTTCATATTCAGACTTGTTCTTGGGTAAAAACACATAATCAAAACTGAAGGTTCGGAACCCCATGTTCTTGAATAATTGTGCTTTGAAGGGATTCACTGCTTGACCAGTGGCAGCACTGAAGGCACCTGCAGCATCTCCAAATTCTCCGGCAATACCACTGTTGACATTTTTCACAGCAAAGGATGCAGCTGCTCCTCCTAAACCAGACAGCACATTTTTAGCTGCTTCCAATCTACCCCCTGTTATATCATCTGCACCAGTTCCAGTAAACACATTTTTTACGTTAGTTAGCATTCCTGGAGCACCACCAAGAATACCCAAGTCTGTGTCTTGCCAATTGGCAGAATAGGCAGTGGAGGGGCGACTGTTCATGTACAAGGCAATGGCTGTTTTCAGAGTCACTCGGTCCGCTCCACCTTCGAATCGGGTGGTGAGCGCAGCTCCTGCGCCAGCGCCTAACACGAAAGCACCCACTTCTAGTTTTCTGGTCACTTGGCTAGGAATACCACCCTTGTTCAGAATATCACTACTCTTGTCTACCACACGTGCGGCACCTTCAGCTGCACCCAGCGTCAACACACCGTCAGCCACCGCCGAGGCACCTGGCGAGGTTTCAAATCTGTTCTGACTACTGAAATCCACTGTGCCAGGCGGTGCAAAGCCAGCTTTCTGTTCTTTTTCACCAATATCACTGGTTCGTATGCTGATGTAGAACATCACAAAATGTGGGTACTGAACAGTTCCCAGTTCACTGGGATAGCGCATGATGTCCAGGCCGGCATTAGACTTCTGTAAGTCTCCCTGCCTCCATTGAACAGGTTGTCCTTTTTGCTTGTAGGCACCAGCTTCAAAGTTTCTAGAATTAGGTGGTCGGCGGCCATCTATGGGCATAAATAATTTCCTTGAAAGACTTTACAGATATTTATATGGCTTATACCAAAGACACCTATAAAGGAAGATTCATCCCGAACAATCCTAAAAAATATGTCGGGGATGTCATGGAAATCATCTATCGTAGCAGTTATGAATTGAAATTCATGAAATGGTGTGACAACAATGATGCTGTGCTACGATGGGCCAGTGAGGAAATTGTCATC